TCCGCGTCTTTGAAAGTATACGCCCGCTGGCTACGCCGAAGACTAGGTCAAACCACTCTGGGTCAGATGCGGCAAATGTCCTGGCATCCTTATACATCAACTCCATGCCCATCGTGAGCACCTCAGTCATGGTGCCATCGTACCGTTTTCCAGCGTAGTGGGCCAATCTTTCGGCGTCCGCATCGCTATATCCAGCGGCCTTGAATGCCTTCGAGAAGTCGTCGGGAGAGCCCACCTCATCGTCTGCATACCCGACATCGGGAAACTTTTTCGAGAACTGGACAAGAGACTCGCCGCCTGTCCTAGATGCGAGGAAGTCGTTGGTCAGTTCTCGCACCTCGGGAGTTGAGTATTCCATGTGATGCGCCATCTCGTGGACGTGCGTTGACGCATTGTCATTAGCGGACAGCGTCGTGTAGGAAGACCTATTTCCTAGCGATGTCGCACTCCCAACAAGCTGTTCCGCATCGTGGTCGATCTCCCTTACGGTTGCGCTAGCACGAACCGACTCCTCAAACACGACCGGCGTCGTCATAGCCTGCACATGAATCTCCGGGTTCACGGCGTTCATCGCGAACGTCTGCGCCTCCTTCATCTCTTGTTGCACGACTGTTCTTGATGCAATGACTCGCGATCGTTCGGCAACATCACCGAACTGAGCGGCACCGACGTGCGATCCCAGGCCGTAGATGTGTTGCACCTGCTCGCGCCTTTTTTCCTCGATGCCGTCCTCTTTATTGACGCTGTCGCATTCCTTGCGAAGCGCCTTCTGGACCGCAGACCGCATTTCCTGCCGCACCTTTTCGCGCTGCTTGTGCGACTTCTCCATAGCCTTGTGCGTTGACTCAAACGCTTTTGAGGATTCTTCCAGCATTCCTACGCTTCGCTCTAGAGCCTGCTGCAATGTTGCATTTGTTGGATCTGCGGAAAGTCGCTGGATAATTCCGGCATGCTCTTCTTGTAGCTTGGCCGCTCGATCACTGGCGTCAAAGTGAGCGTCCTTGGCTTCGTAGAACTTCTTTGTGGTCTCAGCAAACTTCGCGTCTGCTTTTTCTTGGGCCTTGTCTAAGTTCTTTCGCGCCTTGTCCAACGCCTTCTTGTGCTCGCTTCTCGCCGCCTTTACGAGCGGCCCGTCTCCAGGCTTCGCTTGCTCAACACTTGACCCCGAGCCTCCCGGTGAATCACTGCCGACGCCCGACGAGCCGCCACCTGTTTCAGCGTCACCACCGCCAGAGCCTTTTCCGCCTTTGTCGCCCTTGCTCTTTCCTTTAGCACCACCGCCGCCAGAGCCCTTTCCGCCCTTGCCCTTATTCGATGGAGGGCATGAGTTATCCGGCGGGGATGCGCCTTTGCACCAAGCGCGGGCGTCTACGGACCTAGATTTGACCTTCTTGATCGCGTCAAGAATGTGCTGGGGCTTCTGCCACGACGGCGAGCCCAGCGACTTCTCAGTGGATACAAACTTTTCAAAAGCCATTAGTTTGCTTCCGCCTTGTAGTCCTCGTCTTCGTCGACATACAGAAAGATTTTCGTTTTTGTCTTTACGACCCGCTGGATTCGCATTCGCGACGGCGGTCGAATGACTTCCTTTTCGTCAAGCGAATCGTTTGTGTTGACAAGGCCGACGCGAGGCTTTCGCGCGACAAGCACGATACTCGGACGATCTGCGCCACCGGCCGACGACGATCCGCCGCTGAACGTCTTGGCGGTGCCCCTAGACGTTGTCCAACTGTTGCAGCCTTCGTGCACAACGTAGCCGTCCTGCAACATCTGATTTAGTGCTACCTCCGGCACGCGGATGCCGCGGTACAGTTGCATACAGCAGGCAAGAGTCGAGGCTGCCGTACCGCTTTCCAGTTCCCGACGCATGGACTCCACGGCGGCCGACCGCGCCTCGTCGCGAAGCTTTTCCACCTCTCCCTCGACCTCCATGCGCTTGTCGTTCATCCACTCATCCTTTGACTCTTCCTGCTCGTCTTCTGACAGGGAATCCCAATCTTGATTCCACTCAGTCTTATCCAGTTCCTCCCACTCGCGCTCTGCCTCGAACATCCTGTCATCAACCATTAAGGATGCCGTTTCGCTGTCGAAAGATCCGTGGTCAAAGCCGTAAGAGTCGATAACCTCGTCGGCGTTGCTGTTGTTTACATCTTGGCCTGTGAAGTATTCGTATGCCGCCCCAGCGTATGCCGCCACCGTGTTATTGTCTTCCACGTCTAAGTCGGCGCTTTCCTGCATCTCTTGGGCTTGGTCGAACTCAACGACAAGGCCGCGGTCTTCGCCGTCGCGTTCAATCTCATCGAGGTATTCCTCGCCGTTCACGTCGGAGCGGTCAGTCTGCACGATGTCGCCAGCCTCGCTCTTGATCGTCGTGCTGCTGGCGGCATCGTCGGCCGATGTCCCGTGCGGCGGTCGAGATGAATCGTCATCGCTGCCGCCGGCCCCATCGCCCTTTCCGCAAGTGTTCCCCGGCTGGAAGCCGCCGCCGCCGTCTGCGTTCGCGCCGCAGCCCCGGCGCTGTAGAGAGCGACGGAAGTCTTTGCTCTTGGGGTCAAAAGACCCTTTGTTGTCTTTCGACTTAACCGACTCTGGGTTGAACGGCACGAAGATATTGCCTTCGTCCGAAGTGTTCTTGATCACGATCCCGTCATAGTCGCCGGAATCAATGATCTTCTTGATGCGAGGTGACACCGCAATGCGAGGCCCAGAAGGGGAGTCTTCGATGGCGTCGAACTGCACTGACTTCGCGGGCTTGCCTTGCGCGTCAATAACATACGGCTTTTTGATTGATGCGTATCCGCTGACAATCTGCGTGTCGCCTGCAAAACGGAAGGCGCTGGCGAACTTGTCGGCGACTTGTTTGTCATCGGAAAAGAAGCCTGCCCACGGGCCGTTCGTTGACTCAACGGACACGATGTCCTGCCCTGTCTTCCAGTCTTTCTTGAGCATGCCCTTGTGGATAAGCAGGGGCTCACCCCTGTCATCCACGACCTTCGAGTCGCCAAACCACTCTGCGAAAGCCTTGGCGTGCTCTGGTTTCGCGAACTTCTTTTCTGCCCATGCTTTCACTTGCGGGGGCGCGCCACCACCGCCACCCGAGCCGCAGGAATTGTCCACGCCGCCGCCCTTGCCCGTCGGGCAAAAGCCGCGCCGCTCAATCACCGCACGCACGGCCCGAAGCATCCGCACGCACCGCAGCACGGCGTCGGCATCGCCCGGTCGCGTTGGGCGAAATACGGCGATCACTTCTTGCGGCTCCGCGTCTTCGGCTTGTCATCGCACTTGCCGCACGGCTTCGCGGGCGTGATCGTCTGCGGGCTGTCATCCACCCACACGTCAACGTCGATGCCTGCCGCCTGGGCCGCGTCGCCCTTCATCGTGTCGCCACCCACGAGGAGCACCTGAGAGAAAGCGTCGGCGTAGTCGCCCAGCGTCTCGGCGACCGTCTGGCGGTCCTCCTCTGGTCGGCGAGAGATCATCACGACCGTGTTGCCGTCTGCGACCGCCTTGCGAGCGAACTCGCCCCAGAGGGTCGGGTCAGCCGCGAACGTGCGGTCGAAGTCCATGCTGATCGTGAGGGCGCGAGACTCCACCGATTGCGACCGGGCGGCAGGGGCCGCTGCTGCGGGAGCCGCGGGAGCCTGTGGCGGCTCTTCCTGCTTCACCGCCACGCCTTGCAGGATCGTCTCAACCCTGGCCGCAGAGAGCACAGGGAAGGCCGCTGCGATGATCGCCCTGGCGGCATCCACCGTGAGCATCCCGTCGGTGATCTGCTTGACAACGGTCAACAGCGACGAGACTTCGGCCGTCGAGAGGCTTGTCTCTGCCGGCTCGCCCGGCGTCGCAGGCACCACCGGCTCGCCAGCCGCAGCGGCCAGCCCGCCCTCGACCGCCTGGCCGTCGATGCCGCTTCCCGGCTGTTGCTGGGCCAGCACGTCGCCTTCGGTCGGCATCTCGCCCAGCGTGCCCATGTTCAGCGGCCGATAGCGAACGTCGCCGCCCTCGACCGGGTCCATGTTTTCCAATTCGCGGATGTCGTCGGTGTTCAAAACACCGATGTCCCACATGGCCCGGTAGTAGGCCGACCGGCTCGAAGAGTCGCCGCGGAGCAACCCTCGCACGTCGAACTCGATCAGATACCGATCGTCGTCTTCGATGAGGTCGCGCATGAACGCCGACTCAAATCGACGCAGCCACGGGAGGATCGTGTGCTGCACGAACTCAATGTCGGCCTGCGCGCTGCCGGCTCCGATGCCGAGCAGATGGCCGGGGCACCGGAAGAGGCGTGCGATCTCTTCCAACTGGTAGCGGCGAAGCTCAAGAAACTGAGCATCGCTATTGCTGCTCTGCGGGATCTCGAAGGGCTTGAGCCCGCCCGTGAGCACCGCCGTGTTATGAGAGTTGCCGACGCCGCCGTGACGCCGGTCCCACTGCGACCGAAGCGACTCGCGGGCCTCCGCGTTCAGATTGCCGTCGGTCGAGAGTACAAACCCGGGGCGGGCACCGGCCGCGAAGAAGCGAGCCCCGTGCAACTCGCAAGCCCGGGCTAGTGCGATGGCATCCTTGCACTCCTCCACAATCGACATCCCGTTGATGCCGTCGTCGGAAGGGCCGCGAATCTGGAGGATCTGCTCGTTCGAGTAGATCGTCTCGGTGCCTTTGTCCTCGCGGAACTTGTAGCGAATCTTGCCGTTCTCGACCCGCTCAACCTTCATGCGGCTCGGATGCAGCGGCACGATCTGCCCGGCCTTGAGTTCCGAAAAGGCGTCGCCCCAGAGCCCGATGTGGAAGACCGCCTGCTCGCGCCACTCGAACGAAGTCTGCCAGCCGTTCGGCTGCGCGTGGAGTTGGCGGTAGAGCGGGAGCTCGCGGGCGATCCGCTTGCCGCCCCCTGGCGTCCGCTCAAGTACGTGGAGCGGCAGGCTCGCCACCGTCTCCGCGATCACCCGCAGGCACGAGAAGACCGCCGCGACCGAGTGGGCGTTGCTAGAGTCGATCCGCACGCCGGCGGCATTCCGCGAGCCGCCGCCTTCGTCGTCCCACATGCGCTCTTCGTTGGGCAGCCAGAGGATACGGTGCTCGTTTTTTGCGATCATAGAAAGAAGATTTCCGGGGTGCCGCTGGGCTGCTGCTCGGCCGCCATCCAAGCAGCGATGCCTTCACAACACGCCACGATGCCGTCGATTCGCTCGGTGCTCTTCGCCTTGCTCGGGTAAATGTTGCCGTGCCTGTCTTCGGCCACCGCACAGTTGGACGCGTTCCACGAAAACACCGGATGCCCACCGTGCCGCACGCGGCCCGACAAGATCAGGTTTTCGAGGGTCTTCAGCGGCGCGCTCATCGCGCGCCCGCCTTGTGGATACCCTACAACGTCCACCCCATCGCCTTGCAGTAAGTTGGCGAGCATCTGGCCGTTAAACTTCAAATCCACGGCGAGCCGCCTCACCCGATACTGCTCGCAGATTTGCAGGATGTCGCGGTGCAAAACGGTGTAGTCGGTCACGTTCCCGTCGGTCACGCGGATGTGCCCGTCGCGAATCCACCCGAGATAATCGACCTTGTCGCGGTGCGCCCGGTCCGCAGCGTTCGACTCTGGAATCCAGAAGAACGGCAGGATGTCGAGAGAGTTGTCGGACGGGTCGGGGCACACGAGCACCAGGGCGGTGAGGTCATACGTGCTCGCGAGATCAAGCCCAGCGTACACCGGCCGGTCGCCGAACTCCCGCAACGCGCCGCCACACGCGGCCCACGAATCCGGCTTGAAGAACCGTGTGTCCTGGGTCGTCCAGACATTGAGCCGGTATCTCAAAAATGAGTTCAGCTTTGTCGGGCTCTGCTCGGCTTCGCGGGCGTCTGCGGCGAACGACTCCTCGGTGATCGTGGTGCCGAGCGACGGGTTAGCCATCCGCCAGACGCGAGGTTCCTTCCACGTGTCATCCGCCGCAGACTCGGGCGGGGCCGCGTAGATGCACCCGAAGAACGTCGGGTCGAACGCCGGGTCGGCGATGCACTTCTCCGCGTAGGCGTGCTGCTCCCAACAAATCGACCGGCGATCGTAGCCCGCTGTCGTGATCGACAGGATAAGCGGCTGCCGGCGGGCGGCACCGCCGTACCGAAGGGCATCGAAGAGTCGCCGGTCGCGCTGTGCGTGGAGCTCGTCGAAAAGGAGCATGTGGATGTTCAAGCCTTCGGCCCGAAACGCGTCGGCCGAGAGCACCCTATAGAACGAGTTGCTGGCTCGGTGGATGATCGTCTTCCGCGAATCCACCACCTCAAGAACGCGGGAGAGCGCGGGCGACGATCGCACCATTGAAGCCGCTTCGCGGTAGATGATTCCTGCCTGCTCGCGGTCGCAGGCCGCTCCGTAGATTTCTGCGCCAGGCTCGTGGTCGGCGACCAGGCCGTAGAGAGCGACGCCCGCGAGGGTGGTGCTCTTCCCCATCTTTTTCGGCAACTCGATATACCCGACGCGATACTGCCGAGTGTTGCCTCGAACACGGCCGAACAGGTTGCCGAGAACGTGCTTTTGCCACGGCAGGAGCATGAACGATTGCCCGGCCGTCTGCCCCTTGCTGTGACGAAGGATGCTCTGAAAGAAGTCGAAGACCGTTTCGGCTTTTGCCTCGTTGATCTTCGGCAGCACCCCGGCCTTCTCAGCCGCCTTGATGGCGGGAGAAGAAATCTGCCAGTTCGTCTTGTGGCTGATCTTGCTTTGTGCCAAGTCGCACCCTGGAGGAAGGCGTCAGCCCGAACTCGGTCATGAGAGACGTTTGCAGGCTCACGAGCCCCTTGTAGAGCGAGCCCGCAGGGTTCGGCTTTACGCCGCCGAGATCTGTCTTGATCGTCGGGCCGCTGGCTCGCAACTCAAGGAGACACGCCTGGGCCGCAGCGTACACCTCGCACAAAGTCGCCAGGGCTTCGCCGTCTCCTGTCGTGAGCACATTCATCGAAAGCAAAATCGGAACGAGCTCATTCCACTTCGCGACCGCGAGCGGTTCGACGTTCAGTCGATCCGGCATCGGCGGCGCGCCCGGCGGCGCGGACGGCTCGCGCTTCGGAGCGCCGCGTTGCGTGCCGCTGAGAATCTTCAGCGAGGTTGGTTTGGGCTTCCGCCCGCGGGTTGCCATGCTTGTTTTTTAGGCAGGGAAAAACGGACGGCCTATTCCGCAACGCGCGAACGGGCC